ACCCATGCGGTAGTCAGCAGAGCGGTAACACTGCTGGTACTTGCTAATCTCGGCCTCTCGCAATACCTCAAGCATCTGGCCTCCCCAAAATCCCAGCAGTCTCCCCAGACATTGAAAAGATGCCAGCAGTCTTGTTCTGGGAACAGAAGGTTCGCAGATGGCTGATCCAGTGATCCACTTGACTGTCCGTAGCAAAGCCGTCAGGCTTGGTGTATTCAGAAGGATACTTTTCTGAGTAGGCCAGATTGCCAATACTCAGAGGAATACCCGCCATGATCACCTCATCAAAACCCATGCCATGCTTGGCCCACAAAGCCCCTGCCACGCCACTGGAGCCACAGACCCAGTTCAGACTGGGCCAGATGTAGTCCGTCTTATCGCCCATGATGTTGGCCCGGCCATGCACTTTGACCTGCGCCTTGGCTTTGTACTGCTCGGCAAGATTGTTGTGCTGCGTCCAAACGTGCCGGATCTCGGGGATCATGACACCAGCGTTATTCACGCCGACAAGGTAAGCCTCGGGCCGTAGATCCAGGGCTTTTTCTAGGTCTTCAAATACGCAAGGGGCACTGCCACAAATGATGGCAGTACCCCGATGCTTGACGTTGTACCTTTCGCGCATAGAAAAAGAGGGGGCGAACCCCCTCTTTATCAGTCGCTATCGGTAGCGGCCAAGGTGGTGCCGTTGCTCACATCGACCACGGTGCCCGTGTTCGACAGAACATACACCAGCGTTGCCACAGCAGTGGTGCCAGTGGAGGTCACGCAGTAGACCAGATCGCCAACTTGCAAGGTGCCAGCCAGGGCGTTGAAGTAACCCTCGGTGTTGACCGTTGCAATGCTGTCGGGGGTCGAGTAGGAGTAGATGCCAGGAGCATTGCCACGCTTGTTAGCAGCAATGACGTTCCAGCCAGATGCAAGATAAGCCATGTTAAGTACTCCTTATTCGCGGCAGGTGATTTCAACGATGCCGCCAGCGTCGATGGCCACAGCACCAGCGGAGAGCATCGACGACACCAGCCAAGAGGTCTTCTCGGGGATGTAGTTGATCTCAGAGCGGATGCCCATGCCTTCAGCCATGCCGACGGAAGTCTTGTGCCAAGCCCAGACCTTACGATCCTGGCCAGATCCACCGCCAGTCAGGCCGCCTTCAGAGCGGTCACCAATGGTGATGAACTTGAAGCCCAGGAACGTGTCCAGATCACCCTGCACCAGAGCCTTGACCGTGTTGAAGTCAGAGCTGGTGACAGCGGTTTCAGTCAGCAGAGCCATCAGGTTGGCAGCGTGAACCAGCATATAGCGGTCACCCATCGGCACGTTGCCCTTGTCCATCAGCTCCTTGGCCTTACGCAGCTTGGCCACGTTCAGGTTGGAGTCAGTGCCGCCGATGTCGTTGGACACGGTCAGCGAGGTGGACGAACCAGCCAGAGCGTCGATCACGATCTGGTCAGCACGGCGGCCGATGGCCTTACCGACAACCTGAACCAGCTCAGAACGCTCGTCAAAGTTGACCTTGGCCTGATTGAAGATGTCGCTGTATTCAGCGGCAATCCAATCGCCCAGGGTAACCGTGGCTTGCGAGTAGGTAACGTTCAGCGGGGTAACGTCGGTTTGCGGAACGCGAACCTGGGCAACGCCAGCGCCGATCTTGGGGAACTTGTGGGTAGCCGCGGTAACGCCAGTGCGAAGACGGACAGTGTTACGCAGGACAGCATCAGCTTGATACGCCTGTTTAACTTCCGCATCGAACAGGGTTACAAAGGCATTCGAGATCGAAATAGCCATTTGTTTCTCCTGAAACGGGTTGAACTTAGGGTTTATCGTCGCTGGTTGTCCAGGTCGCCCTGGGCCTTGACTTGTGCTTATCCTCGCACCGAGCAGTGGATTACCACCATCTATCGGCCTTGCGGTTGTCGATGGTTGAATTCTATCGCACAGTTCTCTGGGTGTGTCAACTATTTCTGGGCATAGGTTCCCCAAGGGTGGATAGCTCTGTATCCAGCCCCTCCCGGAGGGACTTGCTTGTAGTCCATCCCAGAGTACCCATGAGGCAGCGATTCATCCAATGTGTGCTTGTCCCACCGCTGTGCACACATCTACCCAAGTCCCTCGCTGACAGGCTTGTCGGGTTAGCTGAGGGGTGTGTCCCAGCCCGGTGTTTCTTGGGTGCGGCCCATGCAGGCCCATATGCTGACGCGCCCTGACGGCTGCGTGCAGACAACAAAAAAGCCGCTTACTACTGCGCCCGGTAGCTGCTCCCCTTTCGAGGACAGACGCATGAGTAAACGGCTTCGACTTTGTTGACAGCTACGACAACGAGGCCAGTATACACAAAAAAAGACCCAGCACAAGGCTGGGTCAAGTGGCAACGGCAAGATTACCGCAACCTTGGAGAATTTATCCGTAGAACTTCTCAAACATCCGCTCTACCTTTTGGCGGTAGCCCGCGTCCGTCTTGTACTTGGGATCAGCAACCATTGACTCCAGGTCTTCCTTGGACATGGATTCTTCAGTCTGACCCTTGATCGTGTCAACAGGCACACGACCCTCGTAGGTCTCACGCAGCTTCATCAAGGCTTTGATGCCCTTGGCGGTGTCTCCCCAGCGGGCAAACTCGTTAAAGTCTTCCTTGCTGAAGATGCCCTTCTGGACAAGCCCTTTGCCCCAAGTAGCCATGTTGGAGATGATGGCCTTGCTGTTGGGGCCAAGCTCTGCCAGTTCTGCTTCCATGCTGCGCTGGGCCTCTGCCTGCTGCATGCCGCCCATCTGGACAAACTGGCTGGCCAGCTCATCAAAGGCTTGCTGGCTCAGGCCGTACTTCTGTGCCCAGGAGACATAGGTCTTGGCCAGAGCGTCATCCTGGGGCGTATCACCCAGGGCGCTCATGTCGTAGTTCCCACCCTCTGGGGCTTTGTGCTTGCCTGAACGGAACTGCTTTTCCAGCTCCATGTAAGACTTGCTGATGCCCTCAAGGTCAGGCTCTGCCTTGTCCTTGATCCAGAACTTCTCTGGCCAAAAGTCTGGGCGTTCCAGCGGGCTGTCGTCTTCCTTTTCAGGTGTGTCAACGTGGCTGATTGCGCTTTGCTCTTGGCCCTCGGTTGTCTGCTCATCCTCTACTTCAGCAGAGGCCAGCAGGCCGGGGTTGTCATTCGCTTCGCTCATTTAGATCGTGCCTTTTTAATGCGTAGTTCAATGTCGCGGATCACGCTGTTCTGTCCCTCACGGAACTGCCCCAGCGATGCATCCGCACCGGGTTGCCAGCATGGCCGCTCAAGATAGAAATCTCGCATCCACGCCAACACTTTCTGACCTTCATCGCTGGCGAACGTGCGCGAAACCAGCAGGTCAATATCCAAGGCTCCCGGCTCTTTCTCTGCCGGGGTTGCCTCATCCAGATCGTCCCATCCGCTCATTGGGCCATCTCCATCGGTGCACCCTCAGCGCCAGCCGGGGCAGCCTGTTGCTGCGCCATAGCGGCCATCTGAGCCATCTGCTCGGCCATCTGCTTGCGCTCGGCCTGGCTGGTACGCAGCGCAGCGGGCACACCCAGCTTGTCAGCGATATACTCCAGGGTGTCGCCCGTCTTGATGGCCATCTGACCCTCTGGCCCCAGGCCCTGGGCAATCTGCATGAACTGAAGGATGTTATTGATCTCATCCATGTTCTGGGCCATTGCCAGCGGGGAGACCGGAGAGACCTTCACTTCCAGGCCGTTGACGCGCAATGGCAGATCAATCAAGCCGCCCTCATCCATCACCTCAAGCATCTTGCTCACGATGGGGATCATGGTCTCGTTGATTAGACGGCCAAAGGCTGAACCCAGGTTCTGAGCCAGTTCTTTCATGCGCTCGACCACCTCGGTGGCAGACCGTGCGCTCATGTTGTCTGGCGGCAGGGACTCATCCAGGAGCGTGCGCTTGATGTTGGCCCGCATATCGTTGATCACGATCTGGCTCACATCAAAGTCACCAGAGCGAGGCAAGGGGCGCAGGGCCTCACCCTGGGGGCCACCATTGCGGGCCACGGGGATGATGGCACCGGGCATGATCTTGACCGTGGCAGGGTTCAGAACCCCATCATCTGCAGCCGTGTAGACACCCGTGATGGCCAGAGCAGCGTTCTTGAGCAGCAGCTCCAGCGTCTTGTTCAGGGTCTTGATGTCCGGCAGAGCCGTGATCACAGGGCCACGGCCATAGATCTCACCGGCTACCTTCATGTAACGGCTGATCACCCAGGGGCTGGTCTTCTTGGTGCGATACACCAGCTCAGACTTGCTCTTTTCGTGCAGGACGTAGTAGCCATATTTACCAGTCTGGTAGTCGTAGACCGTGGCTTCAACCAGATCCACCTCCATCGTGGGCTTGTCGTCAATCTGCTTCTGCAGTTCGTCCGGGATGTTGGCGTCTTTCCACTGCTGGGCAATGGCCTCGCCCTTGATACGCATCTTGCGGTAGACGTTATCCACCTGGCCGTTGGCACCTTCCTCAAAAGAGACAAGGTACTGCGGAACAGGGATGAAGTTGATGGGGCTGACGGCATCACCAGCCTGAACCAGCATCACAGCCGTGCCCACAGACAAGTCCAGCAGGAACTCGCCCATAGCAATGTCGAAATTCGACTGCTTGAGGACGGCAAACATCTTGTCGTTGTACAGATCCAGGGCACGCTGGGCCTCTGGGCGGCGCTCCATTGGGATCTCCGGGCCTGGTTCCAGGCGGCACCACTTACGCTGAGGCGGGAAGATGCCAGACTGCAGGCGGTTGGCAAAGCGTTGGGTGCTGTTGATGGCCGTGGAGTCAAAGACCCGGCTCATCTTCTTGCGGCCACCCACATTGCTCTCGTAGTCACCCGTGTACAGATTGCGCTGCGGCAGGGCGAACTCATACGCATCCTCGTACAGGCTGCGGAAGTCGTCTTTACGGTTCAGCGCCAGCTTCTGACGAGCCAAAATCTGCTCAGGAGTCAGTCGGTTAGCCATTTTTCTTCCTTGCTTCGTAGCGTTTTAGTAATGCCCGGCCCTTGGCAGCCAGCCGTGCAGCAGATGCGGCAGTCTTGGGCACTGGTTCACCCCAGGCATTGGCAGCCAGAGCCAGTCTGGTTGGCTCTCCGTTGGGTTTTTGCAGTGGGCCGCTGGGGTTTGTGTAGAACCGAGTCAGAAAAGACCCCTTGCGGCGCATCTTTTCAGGCGTGTCAGCAGCGCCTTTTACCCCTGGCTTGAGGTTAGCCCCCTCCTTGCGCTTGAAATAGCGCCTACCGGCCTCTGTAAGACCTCCCTCGGGGTTCTTTAGCTTGCTCATTCGTACCACTCTAGAGAAAGGTGGCCAGCATGGGCGGTTCCGTTGACGTTAGTCATGCGGATCAAGTAGTTCGTCAAGGGCTTGAAAATGAATTCCAAGCTGTTCAAGCTGCCACCGCCAGCCCTTCTGCCAGTTCCTCCAGGCAGGAATTGGGCATCAAGCATCGTTCCAGTTGCGGTCACCGTTGGGTTGATAACCATCGCAACATTACTGGAGGTCGTGTAGTTGCGATTGCGGTTGATGGGGGTAAATGGCGTGCCGCCGGTGCTGGTAGCGCCCTCGTAGATGTACAGCTCGGCATCTCCCATCAGCACAGCGTCAATGGTCAAGTGAACAATGGTGTCTGGGCCTGCAGCTAGAACGATGTTGCAGCTTGCGCCAGAGGCCAGCTTGGCTGCATCAGGGTACAGCCTCCAGGCAATCCAGGCCCGCCCGTCATGGCTTCGCTGGTGATTCACATCCACCGTGATCAAAGGCGCATCAGATCCGGCCACCACGAACTGGCCAGCGTTGTTCTTCTGAACAGGCGTGACAAACCGGGACTTTGTTGTCAGCGACTCCAGTTCAACCAGGGTGGTGGCCATAGCTTACTTCTTCTTTTTCATTGCCGTCATGGCGGCTTTTTTGAAAGCCTCATTGGTCGGCGCACCGGGAGAGCCAGGCTTACGCATCCGCTCTTTGGAGCCTTCAGCGATGCGCTCACGCTTGGCGTGAATGTTGGCGTAGAGTCCTGGTTTCATTTCTTGACCGCCTTCCTTGCTTCAGACATGGCGATGGCCACAGCCTGCTGTTGGTTCTTAACCACAGGGCCGCCCTTGCCAGAATGCAGAGTTCCGGCCTTGTACTCGCGCATCACCTTGGTGACTTTGCGCTGCATCTTTTCTTTCTTGTCCATCACAGCCCCGCGCCCAGGGTAGTGCGGGCGGGCAGGCCAGCCTCGGCATCAGCACGCTCGGTGGACAAGAGACCGCGCAGACCACCACGGCGACGGGCACGGGTGGCAGACATGGCACGCTCGGCCATTGCAGTCTGTTCTGCAGCAATGCCAGCTTCTTGCTTGGCCACCACAGCCTCTTGTTTGGCCATGTTTTCTTTCTGCATCTTGTTGGCTTCCGCAGCCTGGGCTGCAGCTTTTCCAGAACCAAAGCTCATGATTAAACCCTCGACATTAGGTAAAAGTCGCTTCCGTCCGGGCCGTACCGCTTCATTTGTCCTTCCAGCGTGAACCCAATGGCAGCAGCCCAGCGTAAAGCCCGCTGGTCAGCACATTTTACGGTTAGCTGCAAGCGGTGCAAGTTGCCCGCTATCACTCTGAAATCACGATAGGCAATGCCAATCTTGGTCATGCTCAGGCGGTAACGTCTGGCTCTCTCCTCCAGCAGGCACCACATTTCTTCCACGCCCTTCCAGATGTGCACACTGCCAAAGCAGGCCGCTGGACGCCCGTGCAATAGCGCGGTGATGGCATGGCCAGTGGATGCCTGAGTTGCCATCAGGTCAAAGAATGGCAGGTTCTGGCGCATGGAGACAGAGCCGGGATCTTCCACCCTCATGTTCAGCGCATGGGCCGGATTGAACGGCACCAGGGTGATCTCTGAAGGCAGAGTTGGCAGAAGATCATCCAAAGATATCGAATTCACTGTTGGCCACCGTCTGAGCAATGAAGGGTTGAGTGTTTGGCTTTGTGTTGCCCCTGACCATCCGGTTGTACTCGCCACCGCCGAGCATCAAATAGCCAAAAGAGTCACCAATGTGCGAATGCTCGTTCTTGTTAGGGGCATCCCTGAAGCGTTCTTGCCCCGCACCGACTGCAACTCGTTTAAAATGGTAGCCGCCGCCAAGGGCTTTGCGGAGGAGCTTGCATTCCCTGTTCACAATGAGTCCGGGTTTACCCTGAATCAGCCTTTGCATGGGAGCGGCAGCAGCTTCCCGGCGCACTTTGAAGTCATTGCTGGCCGTAGGCTGTGCACGCAGGCCGATGGTCTTCAGGAACTCAAAGGCAGTTACCTCATAAATGGCATCCCTGGCCTGGCCAGCAGGGTCACCCCAGACCATCACTTGGTGATTGGGGTAGCGTTGGTTCAGTTCAGCCAGCAGTTGCAGGCCAAAACGCTCCAGACCCATGTCAAAGGTAACAATTTCCTGGTGAATCACCCATTGCCCATTAGGCAGGCGCTGGCCAATGGTGGCCGCAGGGGTCAAACCAAAGTCCAGCCCCACCTGGATGGGCACAGTGGAGTCAACCACCGTGTCACCAGACATCGTGCTGTCCTCGTACTCAGGCCAAACAGGGCGACCCTCTTGGACATAGGTATACAGACCTCCTGCATAGCACCTGATCCAGTCCAGATTCTTGCCCAGCAGCATCTGAGGGTAGTACCCAGCGGGCAGGTTGTTGATGTTCTCGGCCTTGGGGTTGACCTTCCACCACTTGCCAGCCGAGAAGATATGGTCATTGGCCTCAGGGTTGTCTGGCAGCAGATCAGGATCAGCCTCAATCACGCCACCGGGCTGCTTCCAGAACTTCCAGGCGTATGGCCCGGTCATCTTTTCCTTCTCGGCCATGTTGTGCCACCAGTGGTCATCATCCATCGGGTTGGTGTCCATGATGATGCCGTGCCAAGTAGCACCGCCGTCTCGTTTGGTAGGGTAGCGACCCACCCGGTGCGTGAGGCCGTCAATCACCGCTTTTGGCAGCTCACGGGCCTCGTTGACCCAAGCACCCGTCAGCTCAAGCGAGAGCAGCTTACGGACGTCTTTTGGTTGATCAAGGGCCAGGAAGATGACCTCGCAGTCAATGCCAGCAGCCCCATCACGGGCAGGCAAGCGGATATGGTGCGTAATCGGTGGAGTCCACAGCATCGGGCCAAAGGTGGACTCAGGAAACAGATCCAGCCAGGTCTTGATGGTGGTGGTCTTGAGCATCGGGTAGCTGTTTCGCACCACCGCCCAGCGTGAATAACGCACGTTGTCGATGGGGCTGGGCTTTTGCTGCACAGCTTTGATGAAGATCTTGCCGCAGCAGGCATAAGACTTCCCCGACCCCACAGGCCCCATCATGCCCTGCACAAAGGCATTGGACTTGATGAAGTCATACACCACAGGAGACTTGCTGAAGTCCAGTCGCAGGCCACTGGCAGCAACAGCTTTGTCAGATTGCTCTTTTGTTCTTGCCATCAATCACCCCCAGCAGCCGGAGCCACCACATTCACATCAATCACACTCGGCTTGTCAGAGCCATCATCCGGGTTGTCCAGCAATCCAGATGCCTTGGCCAGCAGCCTCAGAACACCCACTTTGTCATACAGCTCAATCTCCAGGGTGTTGTTACCGTCTTTGTCGGTCTTGACACTGATCTTCTTGATTGACTGCAAAGCGTGTTCAGGAATGGCACTGGAAGGCTTGACCTTCACATTGCCAGACTCATCCCAAGACATGATGTCTGTCAGCTTGGTGTTGGCCATGCACAAGAGCGCATAAGCCACCGCTTCACGGTTAGCCACAATCGTGGCAGACCGCTCCATGCGGCGCTCAATTGAACGAACCCCACCCCAATTCTTCAGGGATGGGATCTGCTCACTGATCCGAGACTTAGGTCTTGGCATCAAAAAGGAATGTCTGAGTCATCAGCCTGAGGCTGGAACCCATTGCCCTTAGCCTGGCTGTGCTGGGTCATCGGCTGGCCAGAACCCTGCACAACGTCACCAATAATCAGACTAATCCAAGGCTCACCAGCCGCAGTCTTGTTGCTCCAGGCCGAGATCCACCTCAGTTCACCATTAGGCAGCATGATCTGCCCACCAAGATTGGGATGCTTCTCAGATTTCTTCTCTCTGCGAAACAAGCTGCCAGTTCCAGGTTTGTGTTGATAAGTTGTTGACATCATTTACTCCTTAAAAAGATTGTCAGGGAAAACAGGCTACCCCTTGCCGGGAAAACCTTGGGAAAAATTGGGAGGGACACCCCCAGCGGTAGGTGAGGGGTGGGGGAGGGGATATACCACTTCTGTACTACAAGCACCTTCGATCCTATGTAGCACACCCACCCCCCACTGCTCTGAAGCAACCCACCCCCTACCACTATCCAGAACCCATACGTTCGATTGAGTTCTAGCCATAGGGCCTACAAGCTCTTGAAGCATCATCTGGCTACCCATGTACCAGCCACCCCATGATCGCGGCTTGTAGGGGCCTTAGAAGCCCTGCAAACGGCATCAGGCAATCCCACGGCTGACTGCTGCAAGCTCAATCAGCTCGGCAACCAGTCGATCAGGGTTCAGCTTCAAGCCCTCGCTTGCGTACGCATCGGAAAGGACTTGCAAGTTGTCGATCACTTGCTTTTCAGTCAAACCTGCTTCTTTCAATTCAATTCTTTGTTGGTTGTTCAAAACATAAGACTCTTTATAAACATCCTCTTTATACCCCTTGTTCTTGTGTTCTCCACAACCCCTAGAGGTTGTTGAAACCCCCTCAAAAGGTTGTGCCACGGACTCCTGAAGTGAGGCTATTGGTTGTGCCTGGTGTACAACCTTCAGAGGTTGTGGGACTGACGCCTTGGGAGTGCGCTTTGTCTTGGCCTTGGTGATGTCTTCCTTCATCTTCTTGACTGTCATGCTGTCCTCCTTCTTGATGGTCACTGGTTGCTCCTTGGTTGGTTGTCTTAGTACTTTGGTTATCAGGCTGGCGATCTTGGCCTGGCCTGCTCTGTCTGGCTGTTCTGCCTGCATGGCTTGCTCCCTCTTCATGTATGGTGGCCTGGTGTCTTCGATGCTGGAGGTGATGGCCACGGCATCCTCGGCTTTGATGCTTGGGTCATAGATCACCCGCCAGGTGGTGTGCTTCTGGCCTGGGATGGGGCGCTTCAAGATCTCCAGATAGCCTGCCTTGGTCAGCTTGACCAGGTGCTTGCTGATGGCCTGCTGGCTCACGCCCATCTTTTCTGCCAGCAGCTTCTGGCTGACCCAGGTAATGCCTGACCTGTTGCAGTAGCTGCAGATCAGGATCAGAGCCTTGATCATCCCGTGCGTGAGCAGCTTGTCAGTGCAAGCCCGGATTGGGATGACAGCCAGTTTCCTCTGGTCTGGTGGGGCGTCTTCTTCCTTGACCCTGGGCTTCTTGGGCAGGCTGAACGGGACTACTTCAGGCAAGGCGCTCATGTCTGGCCACCTCCCTCATGTGCTGCCGTATGCGCTGCTCTGCGCCTTCCCCGTACAGCTTGTCCATTCTGGCCAGGTGCCTGTCCACCAGCTCCTTGTCCTTGGTCACTTCCCAGGTGGTCAGCAGCTCCCTGGCGGCTGCACGCTCCAGCACTGGCCGCTCGGGCAGCGGGCCAGTCTTGCGGGCCAGCCTGAATGGCTTGAGCAGGGCTTTCATGCGGTGATAGCCCTTGCCTTCTTGTTCTTGATTTCTGCGTGCACCAGAGCCAGTGCCTTGTCCAGCTCACCCACGTTGCAGGCATCGAGCTGGGCATCGTGTACGTCCATGCCAGTATTCATGGCCTGCAGCTCCAGCCCCGTGAACAGAAAGCTGCCCTTGGCCAGCCCCCGTCTGCTCATTACGAAGATGGCATCCTGAGCATCTTTGATCTCATCGGCATACTCAAGCCCCAGCGCAGGGTTTACCCGGTAAAGCGCCTCTGCCATGTTCATCGCGGCGATCAGGATGTCGATCTGTGCCCGACCACCCTTGCCTTGCGTGATCTGCAGCAAGGCATCGTGGTTCTTGATCCGCAGCGTAGTGGCCTCGTTCATGTCCCGCAATGGCTTGAAACCCGACAGAACCCAATTGAGCGGGTCTGGCAGCACTGGCTTGGGCTTGTACTTGCTGCGCTTTTTCATGCGATCAGAAGCGTGAAGGCAGCCATCCACAGCATGGCCACACAGACCAGCAGCCAGCGGGCTAGATGCTGCAACTTGTCGCGCCAGGAAGATGGCGGCAGCGGATCTGGCCCATGCATACGCTGGCCGATCTTTGCCATGCGAGCCGGGCAGTTACGGCCCTGGTTGCATTCGTAATCGCAGCAGTTCACTCGATCCTCCAGCAGCGGTAACCCTCGGGGGTCTTGCGAACGGTGAACTTTGTGCCCGTCTTTCTGGCATAGCGTGTGGCGTATACCGCCACAGTGTTCTTATGTGTGCCTACTGGCACCAGAAAGCTGTCGCCCACCTTCATTTCTGCGAATGGGAACTTAGCTGGAAATGGAATGTGCGATTCGATCTTGATGGTCATGCTTCTTTTCTCCTGGTTACTCTTGCCTTCCAACAGGCCGCGCACCACCAGCGGCCTGCGCCTGTTTCTACGCCACCTTCTGGTGGTCTGCTCTTCTCGCACTTGCGGCACAGCTTGAATTTTTGGGTGCGTTCTTGCTGCGTCACTTCAGTACCTCGTGCACATACACCTCGACCCTGGGGTCAAAGCTGTATTTCTTCTCTGCCACCAGCCTGATTACTTGCTTGTCGTCCGTGTAGACCACCCCATTCATGGCGTCCAGCACGGCCTTGGCCACGTTGTCCAGATCTGGCTTGCCTGGGATCACATCACCGGCCAGGGCAAGCTGCTTCTTCTTCTTGCTCCAGCTCACGGGAATGGCGTGATGGGCAACAACCCGCAGGCTCATGGGCGTATCAAGCACGGGCATATCACTCATGGCATGGCCTGCCAGGCGGGCAATCTGGGTCTCATAGGCCAGCGTAGTGGCCGGTGTGTACATCCGCACAAAGCCGCCTCGGCTGCTGGCACGGGGCCTGCCCTTGCCCTGGGGCTGGCCTGGGATCACAAAGTAGATTGCCATGCTCACAGGTGACCAGCCTTTCTCATTTCAGCCAGGAACTCTGCCATCTCCGGGCAGGGTATGTCTCTCCAGCAGGCACCGTCACCCACCATGAACAGAGCCTCTGCCAGCACCTCCTCAGGCACAGGCTGGCCGTCCTTGGCCATGTCCAGCAGCTTTGTGGCTTCTTGGTGTGTCACTTGAACAGCCCCGCAAAAGGTGAAGTAAGAACCTTCCACACCCGACCCGTGCGGATGCGCTTGATCATGCTCTCATGGACTCCATACTGCGCTGCCAGCACCCTGCTTGGTTCGGTGCTGGCACGAATGGCCTGGGCCTTCTCCATGTCCAGCTTGGTCAAGCCACGGTCAATCCTGGCCTGGCGCTTCTTCAGGCTTTCCACAGGGCCGTGCGTTCGCCTTTTGGCCATGTCCCGCATATGGGTCTTGGTGTTCTTCCAGAGTGTGTGATCAGGGCTGACACAGAGCGGGTTCTTGCAGGTGTTCCCGTACTGGCCATCAGGCATGGCCCTGCCAATCTGCAGCTCACGCAGCAGACGGCGCACGCTGTACATCCCCTTCTTGTCCTTGCGGTAGTACATCACCTGGGGCGTGCCGTTCTGGACGTAGCCCTGCCACAGCCAGCAATCGCCTTCCTCAATGGTGCGGGCCTGGAGGCTCTCCACGGTGTGAATGGTTCGGGGAGGACTCACTGCTTGACCCCCATCAGAAAACGCTGAACACGGGTGTCAACGTCTGCGTACTTGCCTCGGAGCTGGTCTCGCACTGCCTCATCCACGATGCTGGCCAGGCTGCGGCGCTGGTCATCAGCAGCACGATCCAGCAGGGCGCGGGTCTCTGGCCTGAGCCTGACAACCAGCGGCTTGTTTGGTGTCTTTTCCATGTCTTTCCTGTATTCACTGCGATGGCGGGATCATACACATCCGAGCCTGTGCCCTGCAAAAAAAGCCAATCTCTTAGGGTTTGTCCCTAGAAAATTCTTTTGAAAGCTGCTTGCGCGACCTGTGCTGACATGGGTTATGATACGTCCAACGATGTCGCGGTGACATCGTGAACCACCGAGATACAGGAGTTCAGAAATGACACAGCAAGAGAAGCAACTTATTGACGCCATTAAGGCGCAGCCAAACTATCAGGTTTTCCCTGGCAACGGCTGCGTTGTCGTTGCTTACACACACAGCACAGCAACTGGCGTTAGGGTCAGCCAGGGCAGCATCTGGCTTGGACGGTCAAGCACCATTGACCGTCTGCAAAGTACGCTTTTGACTGCGATGGGGCTGTGATCATGGCCCGCTTTGTAGCCTACTACCGTGTCTCCACAGATCGCCAGGGCCAGAGCGGCCTTGGCTTGGAAGCCCAGCGTACTGCTGTAGCCCAGCACATCGGAGCCGCCGAGCTGGTGGCCGAGTTCACCGAGGTCGAGTCTGGCCGCAAGAATGACCGGGAGCAACTGGCTCACGCCCTGAGCCTGGCCAAGCGTACAAAGTGCACCTTGGTGATTGCCAAGCTCGACCGTCTGGCCCGTAACGTTCACTTCATCAGCGGCTTGCTGGAGTCTGGCGTGCCTTTTGTGTGTGCCGATATGCCAGAGGCTGACCGCACGTTCCTGCAGATGTCTGCTGTGTTTGCTGAATGGGAGGCACGCAAGATCAGCGAACGCACCAAGGCTGCACTGCAGGCCGCCAAAGCCCGTGGCGTGCGCCTTGGCTGCCCTGACCCTGGCAAGGGTAGCGTCATCGGTAACGAGCGCATCAAGGCCCGTGCTGATGCCTACGCTGCCAGCGTTGAGCCAATCATCGTGAGCATACAGGCTCAGGGTTTTGCCAGCATGAAGGCCATCGCCACTGCCCTGACCGAGCGAGGCATCAAGACACCCCGAGGCAATACTGAATGGCACGCCAGCCAGGTTGCCAACATCCTCAAGCGCATCAACTAAACCAAGGAGACCAGAACATGAACGAAAAAATCACCACCAAAGTCCCGCCTTACAACACAGGAAAAGTCCTGATTGGCGTGATGTACCAACCTCCAGTCCGTAATGATTACAGCCGGGATATGGAGCGGCTGCAGGCCGCGCTGGTCAAGCCCCAGCTCAGGCGCTCTGCCACGGTAGACAAGTGGGCAGACCGCACGATCTACGCCCTGGCTGTGATCAGCTTCGTGGCTGTGTTCTTCTTCATGTGAGGTAAATCATGGAACAAGCACACATTGGCCGCGCCATCCGTGACAGCCAGCTTGCTCTGTTTGAGCAGCGTGATGCCGACTTCTTGGCCCGCTGCCGCACGCTGGCCGTGGAGATTGCCAAGACCCAGGGCACCGTCAGCATCAATGACATCCGGGCCAAGGTCAGCATCCCCGCTGAGATGAACCCGTCTGTCCTGGGTGCCGTCTTCAAGGGTAAAAAATTTCATGCCTGCGGATTCACCGAGGCAAACCATCCCCAGGCGCACGCCCGTGTCGTCCGGGTTTATCAACTGGCCGATAAGGAGTAACCAATGGTCAACAAAGTCACACCCGATGAGATGCTGTCTGCGTCACGGCTTCCTGCAGTCATGGGACTGAGCCGATATCAGACACCCAATGAGGAGCTGGAGTACAGCATCCGAGCATTGAATAATCAGGAGCGCCCAGACATTGGCAACGAGGCAATGGATTGGGGCAACGAGATGGAGCCGCTGGTTCTGCGTAAAGCAGCCACTCGCCTGCAGCTTGTTGACCTGGTGACAGAACACCCCACCGCCCGCTTCCACGATAGCCTGCCACTGTGCTGCAGCCTGGACGGAACTGGTGATGGCTGTGGCCAGGTCATTACCAGCGATCCTGAAGCTGGCATCTACGTCATCGGCCAGGACAGCATCACACTGGAGGGCATCGGGGTGCTGGAGGCCAAGTGCACCAGCATGGATGCAGAGGACAGCCCTCCGCTATGGCGCGGCCCGATCCAGTTGCAGGCACAGATGGACATCATCCAAGCCAAGTGGGGTGCCGTCTGCACGTTGTACCGTGGCAACACCCTGCGGATCTTCGTATTCGCTCCGCACCAGGCCACCGTCGAGCGCATTGCCGCAGTGGCGAAAGACTTCCAGAGCAGGCTGGACAACTGGAAAGAGACAGGCGAGGTGAACTACTACCCGCCAGCAGATGGTGAGCAATGGCCAACTCACCGGGGAGAGTATCCAGCCAAAGAGGAAACCATCATATTGACCGATGAGGCAGCCATGTTGGCAGACCGCATCATCCACGAGCGTGCTGCCATCAAGGAATCTGAGGCCATCATTAGCGATGCAGAGAAGCAGCTCAAGGAAGTGATGGGCGAGTCCACCAAGGCAGTGGCTGGTCGCTTCAGCATTTCATGGCCGACTCGCTCTTACAAAGCACAGCCTGAGAAGATCGTGCCTGCCAAATCGGCATACGTTATCCGGCAGTCAAATCTCACCATCAAAGAAGGCAGGGCATGAACATCACCCTTGTCGATACGGATGAGATCACAGCAGCACACACTCGTGCAGTAGATGCCGTGCGCTTCAACATCCCAAAGTGCACCAAAGAAGATGCTGATGAGATCGTTACAGCCATTGTGGCGTTGGTCTTCGTGACCCTAAAACATTACCTACCTGGAGAAAACAAATGCAACTGATCACCACCCGCCAGGGCTTTGCCCCTGCCACCATCACCGAGGCAATGGAGTTCAGCAAGATGCTGGCAGACTCCAGCATGGTGCCCCGTGCTTACCAGGGTAAACCCCAGGACATCATGGTCTGCGTGCAGTGGGGCATGGAGCTGGGGCTGGCACCCATGCAGGCGCTGCAGAACATTGCCGTCATCAACGGCAAGCCCTCTGTGTATGGCGATGCCATGATGGCGCTGGTGCAGGCCAGCCCCGTCTGTGAGGATGTCCAGGAATACTTTGAGGCAGAAGGCACACCCAATCCGGTGGCCGTCTGCATCGCCAAGCGCAAGGGTCGCAAAGAAGTTGTGGCCAAGTTCTCTGTTGAGGATGCCAAGCGGGCAGGGCTATGGGGCAAGCAAGGCCCGTGGTCTGCATACCCCAAGCGCATGATGCAGATGCGGGCCAGAGGCTTTGCTCTGCGCGATGCCTTTCCCGATGTCCTCAAGGGGCTGATCAGTGCGGAGGAGGCGCAGGATTATCCCAGCGAGATAAACCATAGTAACTCTCCTAAGATCGCAAAGGTCGCTATAAACCCTCTGGATGCACTGGCCCCGCCAGAACCTACCAGCAACCCGGTTGTGATCGAAGTTGCCCTGGCCGACACTGTTGAGCCGATGCCAGAGGTGGTGCAGGAGGTTGAGCTGGTGCACACCCCTGAGGCGCTAGAGGCAGCAGAAGAAGTGGAGCCAGCGCAGGTCATTGGCTTTGCCCTGATGGTGCCAGGCAAAGATGAGCCGCACAGCGTTTACAACACCATTGATGACTGGTCAGATGCTTACGAGGAACTGGCTGACAAGACGGCCAAGGCTGGCAAGGCTGCGCCTCGGGATCGGATGACCAAGCTGCGTGAGTTCCGAGAAGTCAACGAGAAGAACCTCAAGAGGGTTGATGTTGCCCGCAAGGCACGGCATATGGCCAACTACCAGCAGAGGCTGCGCGCATTAGGAGCTTCTTGACACAGCATGATGGGCGGCATCTGCATTCCAGGTGCTGTCCATCAGCGTTTGAAATCTAGCCAGAGCAGGCCGACATTGGCCCAGGCATAGCCAGAGTATGTGATCCCAAGTGATGAGTCACCACGAATAAAGTAGATCACCGAGGCGCTGGCATAGCACAGTGTCGGCACCAGGATCAGGGCGAACGTCCAGCTCACAAGTCGCCCACCTCAATGACCTTGCCACGGAACTCAATCACACCCTCCCTAAGGGTGTGCACAACTTCTGGCCACAGCAAATGGCCGTTGTGAAGCGTCAGCACTGCAAAGCCGCTGCGCCAGTTGACCGGGTTGGACTCCAGGTAATCCTCGAACTGCGGCCCGACGGTGTCAGCCAGTGTGCCGGTATCAACACCATAGCGAGTGCCGTTGTAGTCACTCCAAGGTGTGACCTTTAGGCTGTGCAAGTGGCCTGTGATGATGGACTTGCCACCGCTGACGGCATTGTTATGCGCTGCATGGATGCCGCCCTTCAGTCGGTGCTTGACCACAACGTCCTCAGTAATCCAGGCAGACCAGCACGGCGTCCATTTTGGGAAGTGATCCTTCAGGCTAAAACCTTTAACCCCTTGGAACTCTGGGGCGTTCGCAGCCAAGCGACTTTCAAAACGAGCATCATGATTGCCAAGGCACCAGACTAGCTTTGCCTGATCAGCGATGTCCTCAATCTCACCGAGCGCCATCTCGCAAGCCTTCAGCTCCTCAATGACGCTAGGCTTGCTGTCCCAGCCAATGCGCGGATAGCGTGAGATGGAAGCGCCATCAAAGGCGTCGCCGTTGTTGACGATGGCCTTTGGCTTGAGTTCTTTGATGGCCCACAGTAGACCCTTGAAAGCAGTCGTGCGGATGCCAGGCCAGAAGTGTGCATCCGAGAAAACCAACACGACACCATTCTCAATGCCAAGTTTCAGCCGACTCTTGCTCAGGTGCGCCGTATGGCGGTGCTTGTGGGCAATGGCGTTGCGTGAATCGGCCTCAAGTTTGATGCCGTAACGCAGCTCAATCCTGCGACGGCGCTTGGTCACTTTGTCAGGATTCATCTCAAGGATGACACCGACATCAGTTGCAGACTTGTGCGTTCGGAACAGTTCAATGAATTCTTGGTCACTGACTCTGGGAGCTGGCATTTTGTTCTCCTGACAGAACTCGCTCAAGCACGTTGATGACGCGGTGTTCTGCGACCTCTAGCTGACTGTCGGTGGAAAGTTGATCCCGCACGACAATCAGCAAGTCGAACAGGAAAACATGAAGGCACTCGTGGAGCGCCGTTTTATTTAGCAGATTAGAAGTGATTTCCTCACCGCCAAAATCCCCTAAGCGATACACAGCAAGATGCGAGGCTGCCTCGCACGACACATCGGCCATTGCGCCGTTTGTCGCAGGCTTGCGACTGCGTTCTAAGCGCCAGTCACCAAGATTGAGAACCTGCTGCCAGTGCTTGATGTAGCGATCAAACTCTTGCGCCTGCGACTCGTTTGGTCTGTTTGCTGTTTTTGCCATGTCATGGTGCAGGGTTTACTCAAGATAAAAACACAGCCCGCTCATCCTTGCGCCGATTAACTAAGCCTTGCAGCACTTTGCCTGCGGCCTTAGTCCAATCAAGGAAACCATCAGCAGCCCCTTGGTAATCGCCCCTGTTGTACTTCATACGGATGCTTGACCGTTGCAAGTTTCCGAGACCTACGTTAAAGGAAAAAGACACCAGTGCGTCCAGATGGCCCTGGCGATCAACAGCAGCAGGACACAGTCGAGCCACACCAGCCTCAAATCGCTCAAGATCTTTTGCCAGGATCGCATCGACTTCCTCCATGGTGAGGGTTCTGCCCCAGCCGGTGGGGATGCCGAGTTCCAGGCGCTGGTCAAAGGGCACCTTGATATGGGCCGGATCAATCACAGGCCCCACGCCCACAGTCCACAGCCTGGCCGGGCAGCGGTAAGGGTTAACCCGCACCCCTTCGTGGTGCTTGATCATCTTCAGCGCCTTGTCGCTGATCATTTCCCAAAGGCGCGTCCACCGAAGTGGAAGGCGATGATCGAAGCAAACAGGGCGGCGGTGTTGCTGTCCCACAACATATCGGCCAGCACAGGGAACTCGACCTGGTGATTGAAGGCGTACACGATCAGGCCCAGGTCAATAAAGCACAGCAGCAGGAAGAATCCCATGGTGATCAGCGAGCGGGTGCCGGCTCGCAGGTTGATCACCCACTGCGCTGCGCCCTCACCGATGGCCTCATCGTGCTTGTAGAGCGCCTCCATCTCGGCCTTTTGAGCGTCGATGACCGCACCCTTGGTCTGGGCGTCGGCGGCGTACTTGTCAGCGTCGGTCTGTACCTTCAGCTCCTCCAGCTTGATTTCCTCCAGCTTGGCCTGGGCCACATAGCCGCGCTCCAGCATCTGCAGCTCGCGCTCGGTCTGCATACGCGCCAGCTCCAGCTCATGCTTCTTGTCAGCACGATCCTGAAAAAACTCCAGCAGCTTTGGCAGTCCACCCATGAGGAAGGACAGCAGGGTGGATAGCAATGTCAGCATGGGATCTCCTTCTGTTACAAACCAACAATTCCGAGCAGCTTGTCTGCAACCCTCTTGCCGAGCTCGTCAGGCAGGTGGGGCAGAATGTCCAACACAATCCACAGCACCCAAGCGCAAGCGCACAGCTTCATCCACTTCTCAAAGCCCTCACGCGCTTCCTTGAGGTAGTCCTTAGCCACACCCGACTTTCGAGCAGTGGCTGACCAGCTCATAGGCCAGCCACAGCAGACCGCCGACCAGCACCACAGCGGCACTCACGCCGAGCACGATCTCGATTGCCTCTTGTTCTTGCTTCTTCTTGGCAGCAGCAGCACGCTTTTCAGCAGCAGCAGCCTTGGCCGCATCAGCTTCCATCATGGTGGCCCTGGCTTTAATTTTTTGCCAGACATCCATTTTGTTGGAGGAGAAGAACAAGCCCTTTAGGTCTTCCTCAAACTGGCGCTGGCTTTCGATAGCCATCTCTAGCTCAAGAGCTTTGCCCATGCTGGAGCCGCCAAAGCCGCCAGCCTTGGCTTTTTCCATCGTGGCGATGGCGTTGGCCTTGGCGTCGAAGTAGCGGCCCAGCAGCGGCGCTAGAGACTCGACGTTCTGTGCGGTCTTGCTGGCCTTCTTGACTAGGGATACCGCCTTGTTGACCGCATCCAGGGCCTTGTCAGGGTCTAGCAGCAGGTCAACGATCATGATCTAGCCCCCTTTGAAGTGGCTCACTACCCAAGTGACTGCGCCGCCGATGGCCGAAGCGATGGCCATGCCGGCCCATAGCCCGCCCTTGGACTTATTGGCAAGTTCGAGCAGTTGCTCGATCTGCCGCTCCATCTTGTCGATCTTCTTGTCCATCTGCTGGACGCGCTCCCAGAGAACGCCGTACTTTACGAGGTCGATCTCATCATCCATGTTTTACTCCTCGGCTGGCAGCGGTTCGTTGCCTTCAGCGACCCACGCGAGGTACTGCTGGTTCTGTTTTCGTTTCATGTGTGCAAGCCTCATTTTCTCTCGGGTTTCAGGGGAATGTTTCCTGCCAGCCATGTGATTAAGTATGCCTCGCTGTGCATCGCCAATCCGCTTCTTGGTTGCTTCTGACACAGAGTGGCCCAGGCGACCGTTGCTTTTACCGCGCTTGGCTTCTGATACGCGCTTGGCAAACACTTCGCCCATCTTCCTGCCCGTCATGGCAAGGCGCACATTTTCAATGTGTTGAGGTGTGAGCTTGCGGCCTAGCTTGGCTTGGCGCTGCTTCTCTCTGGTTTCCAAAGAAACGGGTGGCATCACTTTTCCGCGCATCTGATCTCGAACAAGCAGGGCGTACTCTTGCCGAGCAATCTGATAGGTCGTTGAATTGACCTGCCCGTACTTGCCAAAGTTGCTCATCATGAAGAACGCACGAGAAGCAGAGCCACCCAGCGCACGAGCCAACATCCAATGTGCGATGTAGTGCTGCCTTGCAGTGAGCTTAATCAGGTTATCCGCATCATCAGAGCCGCCAAGGCTGCGGGGCACAATGTGATGCACCTCGGCATAGCCATCCACAGACTGCCCACGCAGGGAGCCTATGAATCGCTGGTAGCGGCTGTAATGATGGGCGCTGCGGATCATGGAAGCAGTTTGGCGATTGTCTCTGCGACCCACTCGTCAGTCACCACGCCACCCTCTTCGGCTGGCTCTGGCTTGTTGCCAGCCTGAAGCCACTTTGCAAATTGCTGGGCATCGGTGTTGGCGGGGTCGAAGGGGACGAACGCGTTGTCTGCGAGGCGCTTGATGCACTGCGCTGCGCCCAGCGGTGTGTCAGGTTGAAGTTGGTACATGATCAAAGCTCCGCAGAAATAATGGTCACTGGATAGCTAGTGTTATTGTCCAGCAGGCGCGTGGCGTTGCCTGCGGTTAGACCAGACGCAACACCAAAACCAATAGCCAAAGAAGTTGTGTCTGCCCGAGCAGTGGAAATTGAGGTTAGGGCAATGGCGCTGCCACCACTCCCAGTAACTGCGTACTTAGACGCTGTGTCGTAAGTCACGGTAGGTTGCGCTCGTTTTGCAACCTGATAGAAATATCCAACAGTGCCGCTGGTTGAAGCCTCATTCTGACCAATGGCAAGTTGTGCATACGTTGTCACGCCAGTTGGTCGAAGCACTTCGCAGTATCGTTGGCACTGAATTAACTGGCGCCCATAATCTATGCGCTCAAACGGGGAGGCGACAGTGCCTGCTTCAAGCTGGACGCCGGTGATGTAGAAGGTGGCTCCGTTGGTGCCGACTACAGAGGTTGCGCCTGTCGAGCCAACAAACCAGTTGGCCGCCCAAGCGCCAGCAGTTCCCAGACGGCCAGACACGGCCCCTAGAGAAAACTGAAGAATGGTTCCGACGCCATTTGTTGACCCAACCCAAGTTCCGGTTGTATCACCAGCAATCGTGACCGTCTTTTGTTCCCAGGTGTTTGCGGCGCTGATGGTGTAGCTAAACGGGTATGAACGGTTGAACGCATTGTTTGTCATTGCGCCGCCGAAAGTGCCCGTTAGAGAGCTTCTCACCCAGAAAGACACGGTAATGGTCTGCGCGTTTGCAGTCCCCCACATCAGGTCTGCAAAGTTAAAGCCCTCAATTTTTTGGATGACCCCAAAATAGTCGTTGCCCGTAACAGCGTAAGACGACAGTGAAGTAACCAGCACCGAGTTGGAGAAACCAGTCGGCGCGACCGTTGACTGTTGGACAGAAAACTTACTGGCCTGAGAAAGCCAATAGCCCCAACGATCTGGCCCGCCGTACTGACCGTCAACAGTTGGCGTCACACTCGCACCAGCGTTCCTCTGGTCAATGACCATGTTGCCGTTGATGATGCGGTTGCGGAAGCCAAAGTCCTGAGTTCCCGCAAGGAAGGTCGCACGGTCAGCCGACATTCCCGCAAGGGTGGTCAGCTCAGAGTCGGAGGCTTGCTTGTTTGCCAGCAGCGCATCGGTCTGCGCCTGGGTGTAGGTGTTGGCAACCTGGAAGGATGAGAAGGCGTACATCACCACCTCGTCGTTCAGCGCAGCAGCCGAGGTCAGCACCACCGTCGTGCCGTTGGTCGCGGTGTAGTCGTCGCCAGGCCGCAGGATCACGCCATTCAAGGACACGATCAAGCCGCCAGCGATGTAGCTCAGGGTCAGGCTGTTGGCATCAGCACCGCTGAAGCTGGTCTGGCCAGCCGTGGCCACATACTCGTAGGTGACCAGAGCGGCCTGCTGTGCGGCAGATGCCTCCAGCCATTGGCTGCCGTCGTACACCTTCATGCCGATGGGCGCGGTGGTGCGGTAGTACAGGGCACCCGTCAGCAGCGCGTTGCCGTCGTTGTCCACGGTTGGGTTGCTGGACTTGGCACCCAGGTAGCGGTCATCGAAGTTGTCCAGCGCAGCGGCTGCAGCAGCAGCAGAGGTGGCAGCATTGGTCTCGCTGGTGGCGGCTGCGCTGGCGCTGTTTGCCGCATTGGTCGCGGAGGTGGAGGCGTTGCTCGCCTGCGTGGTGGCGATGCCGGCCTGGGTGGTCGCAGTCGATGCCGAGCTGGTCGCAGAGCTCGCGCTGTTGGCCGCGTTCGTTGCCGAGGTCGAGGCGTTGCTGGCGCTGGTCGAGGCAGCGGAGGCCGACGAAGACGCATTGCTAGCCGAGGTGCTGGCTGCGCTTGCGCTGTTGCTGGCGTTGGTGGCCGAAGTGGCAGCAGCAGACGCACTGTTGCTTGCGTTGGTCGCTGCCGTGCTGGCCGTACTAGCAGAGGAGCTGGCAGCAGAGGCCGAGCTGGCTGCGTTGGTTGCAGATGTCGAAGCGTTAGATGCCGAGGTGCTGGCATTGGATGCCTGCGTGCTTGCAGTCGAAGCAGAGCTGGACGCATTGCTTGCACTGGTCGAAGCGTTACTCGCGCTGGTGGCGGCAGCCGATGCACTGGAAGCAGCAGCCGTGGCCGAAGCACCAGCACTGGCGTTGTCAACAATCAGATCCCACTTCGCGCTGTCAGTATTGGTGCTGATCGGCAGGGAGCCACTAGAAGTGTGCGATGTATTTGCATAGTAGATATTGCCGTTGGTGGTGTCCTTGACAATATCGCGCTTGTTGTAAGAAGTGGCAGCAGCCCAATTGCCACGGTTGTCTCCGATAGCCTCGCCAGTAGTTGGGTTACCGTTAGTATCGAATGCCAGAGTTTTGTTTGCCCTAGACGTTTTGCTGGGCAGAGTCATGGCAATGTCTGTCGGATCAGTCACCGGAGCCTTCAGACCACGCTCGGCCTTCTCATCCACTTGCTGGGAGTAGATGGTCAGGGCATCCAGCTCTTGGTTCAGCGTATTGGCAAACAGATCGCCACCCGTCACAAAGTCGGTGGTGCGCTGGATGCCACGATCACCCACAATGGTGATGTTGTCTGAGCCAGTGGCTGCCGAGACCAGCGTCACGCTGCCGGTGCCGTTGCTGTTGATGGTGACCGTGTAGTTCGTGGTCAGCGTTAGCAGAGTCGTGTTTTTGTAGACGGCAATGTCCGTTTGGTTCAGAATCTCAAAGCTGAAGCTGTAGGGGCCAGTTCCAGCAGAGCCGGAATAAACCACACGGCGGGTAACGTCAGAAATCGGGTAAGCCATTTACTTTGCTCCTTTGCCAAACTCGGCAAGTCTGTTCGCTTTTTCCTTGATGCGCTCTTTGATGGCTGGGCCGTAATCGGGATCTTCCAGCAGCATCCTGCGGGCAACCTCAAACACATCACCAAACACCTTGCTGATCACGTTCTGGTTGGTGTAGACAGATGTCCCGCCCTGGCCCTGCTGAATCACTTTCAGCGCAGACAGCACCTGCTTCTCAAGCTGCAGGTCTTTGCCGTTGGCGATCCTCAGAAGTTGGTTGTATTCCTCTGCCGTCAGTTGCGTGTCAGTGGTGATCTTTTCCCTGTTCACCTCGACAGGCATACTGACCTTGCGGGCAGGCATGGAGATGTTGGCGTTGAGCTGGATCAGCCCCTGGTCAACCTCCCGCATCTTGCCTTCTTTCATCCGCAGCGGTGACCAGGTGTACTCATGCTCAACTGGTTCGCTCCAGATGTTCAGCAGCGGAGGCAAGCCCTCAGACAAGCCAGGCGTGTTGGCGCGGTGCTTGTCCAGTGCATCCAGCACACCCTTTAGGCCAGCAGGCGCATTAGGGTTCATCTGGTAGTCGCGGCGCAGCGGATCAATCTGTTCTCTGACCGAGGTGGCCGAGCCAGTCAGCGGCTGCACACTCTTGATGCCAGCAGTGGTCGCAAATTCTGCCAAGCCGTTGATGGTCTTGATTAACTGCTGGCGGCTGTTCGGGGCTTGGCCGCCGATCAGCGAAGTGATATTTGCCACACCCTGCAGGAACGGGCTTTCCAGAATGTAGTTGCCCAGGCCGAAGATGGCCCCACCGACATACGCATTTAGGCGGCTGTCGTCCTGCTCATATCGGGCGTAATCTGCATAATCGGCAGCCATTGCCATCAGAGCGCCAACAGGCTCCATGCCCTGGTAACTCAGGAACACCTTGCCAGCGTAGTCACCAGAACCGAAGCGCACTTGCGTTGGGAACTTGGAAAGAAGTTGCCGCACTTCTTCATCGGTGCCATCAAAGTCCAGCACGATGCTGTAGGGCTGCCAGCCCTGACGGATCATTGCCTCGCGGGTGCCCTTCTCGCCAGGGCCAGAGCCGGTGACCTTGTTGCTGGTGGCAAACTCGGTGAACCCGTACATGGCCGCCGTACCCAGGCCGACCTTGGTCAGGGCGATGTCAGCCTCTTTGCCACCCTTGGCAATAGCTTGCCGGAACCCAGCCGTCAGCGGGGCCAGTGGCGTGCGCTGCAGGGCCTCGCTCATCACATTGATCGGGGTCGAGATGAACGGGATCTGTGTCCTCAAGGCAAAGGACATCGGAGAGTTTGGCGTAGAGTCTGCCTGTAGCTTACCGATACGGCCTTCCAGCTTCTGCGTGAATGTACCTACCTCAGCAAGCTGGGTGACGTACTCAGGCGGCTCAAGCAGGAACTGGTCAACGGCAGCACGCTGCGCCACACCAGCCTCGGCCACAGTCTTGCCAGCCTTCAGAGCTTCGTCATAAGCCACGATGCCCGTGCGGGTGGCTTCAGCGGTTAACTCATAGGTGTAATTGATGCCTTTGAAGAACTCATCTGAGGCCATTAGGGCACGGCCAGGCAGCGTGACAACAGTGTTCAGGGCTTTGATGCCCAGACCCAGCGGGTTGTCCGTGCGGTAGTTGAACAGTTCCAGGCGAGACTGCGCCCTGGACACTTTGCCAGGATCAGTCCAGCCCTTGGGCACGCCATTGACAAAGGAATGGGCCATCAAGTTCCAGCCATTCCGCACAGCCACCGGGGTGGATGCCAGGATAGAAGGAAGCTCGGCAAACTCGTAGATGTCGTCAGAACCCACGCCGACAGACTTACGCAAAGCACCCACGCCAGCGGCCACACCACGCTCAGTCATGCGGTATGGCAGGAACAGGGTGTTGGACAAGAAATTCTTTACGTGCGTGCCAGGGCGAGACAAGATGCCATTGACATAGACCGTGAACATCTTTTCCCACACATTGCCCTGGGCCATGCTGCGGATCAGATCGGCCTTGCCCTCTGGCGTCTTCACATCAAGATAAGCCTGGGCAAACTTCACAATGTCAGTCTGATTGCCAAACTGCTCCAGAATCTGGACAACTTCAGTCGAGCTGCTGCGGGGCATCCGCATCACAGCCAGCGACTGAGCGATGTTGGTCTGGTAGTTCTTGATGCTTTGTTGCAGGACGTTGCTAAATGCCACCGCTTGAGTAGCCTCAGCCAATTCCGTGGGGGTGGCAGAGCCATCAGCCACTTTGGCCAGCAGGCCGTCCAGATGCTGCATGATGCCAATCTGGGCCTTGCCAGCCAAAATCACATTCTCAGGCGATACAGCCAGCTTGCCAGAAGTCACATCCTGAACAAACTTGGCACCAAAGCCTGCAGCGTCTGCAGCCTCTTCCCAGGTCTTGAACGTGCCGCGCTGGGTTGTTACCCGTTCAGCCAGCACCATCATGGTCTGCTTGACTGACTCATCGGTGTCCATCAGCGGCATATTGAATGCCGTTTTCGGAGGCTTCTCGCCAGTGCGGGCAGCCATGCCAGGCCGCTCTGCAACAACCTGCTGAGGCGATGGGACGACAGCTTTGGCTTGTTCTACCTGGCCAGCCAATCGGGCAGCCTGAGGCGTTCCTGCACCAGTTTGGCTGGCAGCCTTCTGCAGATCGGTCAGCTCCTGGGCTTTCATTGCCTCAGGCGTCAGGGGTGCCGGTGTTGGCCGAATGTCCTGGCCTCTGATGCGGCGCAGCACCTCGCCGACAACTTCCATGCGGCCACCAGCGACTTGCACGCCGTCAGCCATCTGGATCTCAGGCGGGATCACAGGAACAGTGGCAGCCTCTAGCGAGTCATTCTGAGGCGCAGTCGCCAGATCAACTCGCTGCTTCAGATCGGCAGCGTCCTGATTGAGCTGATCCAGCCGTTGATCAAGGGGACGGACTGCCATTATTGAGGCTCCTGGGATGGTTGCGGCATTGTACCGGCACGGGTTTTAGACGCAACCTTTTTGACCGCTTTTGCTGCAGCTTGGGCACCCTTGATTGCCACAAGGGGATCAGCCACTATTTCACCAGCAACCCGGCCAACACCAGCAGCAGTCTCGCGTGCGCCCTGCATTTGCACGCCAGCAGGCACCACGGGGCCAATGTTCTTGGTCAGCCACTTGTCCACATCATCCGAGGTCGGCAAAATCAGACCTTTTTCCATACCCTGCAGGAAAGCGTCTAGTGCGTTCTGATCACCACCGCGCCGACCAATCTCATACAACCCACGGCCAATAGCCAGCACATCACCAGCAAGGCCGACAGTGCCGCTAATGGCACCCTTGCCAGCCCCAGCAAGTACATCGGCAGCCAACACAGGCAGATTGGCACCGATGTCGCTGCGGCCAGCCCGGCGAGGCTTCATCTGCGGGAACACACCAAAGGCAGCGCCAGCATCCGACACAGTGCCAGACGGGCCAGCAGCCAGCAGCACAGGCGGCTCAACAGGCTCTACTTCCTCGCCAAAGGTCTCAACCTCTGGCTCAGACTCCGGGTAGAAAACGGCGTCCCAATTTGCTCTAAGTTCTTTTTCCAGCATGGCTTTCCTTAGAGGTTGCTCTTGTATTCGTCGATCAGCTTCTGCAGCCGCTTACGGTCGCTCTCGTTCATCCTGCCGATGTTGGACGGATTGATCTGCTCAATGGGCAGGTTAGGCCTCTGTACACTTGGGGATGCTTCAAAGAGCTTATTGATCCGCTCCTCTGCAGACTTACGGTTTTGCTCCCTTGTCTGCACTGCCTTGTCATCGCCGTATTCTTTGATGGCCTGACGGGCTGCAGTAGCAGGATCAGGGTAAACCATTACCCCCTGATCGTTCTTGACCTGGGTGGACAGGATGCGCTGGAAGTTCCTGAGGTAGCCTTCCTTCTGACGGATTTTGTCATCGCTTGGGTTGATCATGTTCTCAGTGATACCAGCGGCCAGGTTGAGACTTTGCACAGCCTCACGGTGCTGGATGTCCACGATTGACCGGCCAAGGCGTTCATACTGTGAGTCGCTGAGGCTGCCAGCAAAGCGAGACAACTGGCCCACATTGGTAAGCTGCCCGTTGCGGATCTGCTGGTAGAGCGAGACTTCAAGCTGCGAGTTGGCCTCGCGGCTCTTGGGCTTGAGCGCAGACTCTGCCTGCTCAAAGGTCATCTCATCCAGCCTGATCAGCGCAGTCACAATCTCACGGCGGCGATCAACTGTCGTCTTGGGATTGAGCAGCTCAATGCTCAAGACGTTGCCCCGTTCCCGATTGGCGTTTTTGGTCTTGGCCTCATCAATCTTGCGTGCAGCCTCAACATCACTGAATGACTTTAGCGTGCGCTCACGCACCAGAGCCTTGTCGGTCTCTGTAAGGTTTCTGTAAATGCCGCTCATGTTGCCAAAGTCACCCTTGGCAATCTTGGCCATTGCAGCACCGGCACTGGTAGCAAACTCAGGCGCAGTGGCTGCAGAGGTCAGGGCATTGATCTTGGCATCGGCCACAATCTTGTTGAAGGCGTCAACGTGCTTGCTCGTGCCAGTCGCCCGGATGGAGTCATACAGCGGCCTGCGCTGCACCTCCAGCAAAGACTCAATGTCAATCTCTTGGCCGGTTCTTGGGTCTCTGGCTCCGGCTTGCTTGATGATGGTTTCCACCAGCGGGGCAGAAGCAATCACAGCCTGGTTCAGCCTAGCGTCAAGTTGCTCGGCATCAACCCTGATTTGTCGCTCATTGGCTTCTTTGTAGATCTGATTTCCTGCCACAGTCAGGGCAGAGCGCAGACGGATGGCTTCTCTGGGATCAAGCGCCATCAAGGTAGAGGCATAGCCGTCCACCATGTCTTTCAGCTCAACTCGCAAGGCATCCGGGTTAAGCGTTCCACCAGCTTTGACTTGGGCGGCTAGATCCGAGATCTTGCGCTGGCCTTCAAGCTGCAGCTCAGAAGACAGAAGCTGTGCCTGGGTCTCTGAATAAGCCCGATTAAATACCGAGCCAGCTCCCGTAACTTGAACTGGAAACTTGTAAGAGTTGGCAATGTCAACCTGCTGCTTGGTCAGCGGATTCTCAATGGCGTACTTGCGGCCCTCTTTATCAGCCCGAGTGACGGCAGCGTCTTGAAAGTAGGCCGTCATGCGATCCACAGCCCGGCCAATCTGGTCGAACTGCTGCACCTGCACCTGCTGCTGCTGAATCGCAACATCTTGGCTGGCCGTAGAAAGACGGGGCAGATCAGCAAACTGAGCGCCCATGTTTTCATAGCGAGGCAAAGAGGTGGCCATTTTTTCTTCCTGTTACTTTTTGCCTGGTGTTGCAGTCTCGCCAACCTTTGCGAGGCCCGTCAAACCCGTGCCGACAGCCGCCAGCAGCCCTGGAGTCGTCGAGAAACCCTCGGCAATAGCAGAGGCAGCCCGCAGGTCTTGCGAGGCTGATAGGCCGCCATAAAGCGCCATATTGGAGTTCTCTTGCAAGATCTGGAATTCACGGCCAGCACGGATTGCATCGGCCTGTTGGGCGCTCATGGGTGAGCC